TTTTATCATTTCCGCCGCGCCCCCGGCTTCTTCGACGTCGTGGCTTATACAGGTACGGGATCAGCACGCACGGTGAGCCATAGCCTTGGCGCAGTGCCGGAGTTGATAGTTGTTAAATTAAGAAGTGGTATTGAATCTTGGGCTGTTTATTCTCAATCTCTTCCCGCTTCTAATCGTTTACGTCTTAATCTTGATGCAGCTGCTGGAGTTAATAACAGTTACTGGAATTCGACTGCTCCTACAAATAGTGTCTTTACAGTAGGAACAGATACCGCAACAAACGCATCTAGTAGCACCTACATTGCCTACCTCTTTGCCACCTGCCCAGGAGTTAGCAAAGTTGGCGCCTATACCGGCACTGGCACCACACTCAACATTGACTGCGGCTTTACCAACGGAGCCCGCTTCGTCCTGATTAAACGCACTGATAGCACCGGTGACTGGTACGTCTGGGATACTGCACGGGGCATCATCAGCGCTGACGATCCATATCTCTTATTAAACTCAACCGCAGCAGAAGTAACCAACACCGACTACATCGACCCACTCAGCTCTGGCTTCCAAATCAGCTCCACAGCACCTGCCGCCATTAATGCGTCAGGCGGTTCATACATTTATTTATCGGTGGCTTAAACCATGGAACTTCGCAACCGCACCACCGGCGCCGTCATCTCTGAGGACGAGTTTCGCCGCGAACACCCGCAGACCAGCTTCCCCCCGCAACTCAACGCCGGCATCATTGATGACTTCGGCTACGACCCCGTACTAGAGGGTCCGCAAGCAACGGTCACACCGCCCTATCAATACAGCCAGCGGGATGGCGTCTTTGAGATCAACGGGCAGTGGTTCACACACTACATCGCCGGTCCCGTCTTCCAGGACTACACCGACGACCAAGGCGTGGTGCATACCGCAGCAGAGCAGTATGAGGCGTACTGCTTTGGCAAGGATGCTGAGCAAGCCAAGGTGGTACGCGATGACCGCAACAAACGCCTCGCTGATTGCGACTGGACGCAACTTGCAGACAGCCCTTTAGATCCTGACGGCAAAGCCGCATGGGCGTTGTACCGCGAAACGCTGCGCATGGTGCCGCAACAGTCCGGCTTCCCGTGGAATGTTGAGTGGCCGCCTGAACCCCAGTAGACACGCCGACTAGTGCCGTCTGGCTCCGCTACGGCGGGGCCTTTGTTGTGGCCGGGCAACTTAGAGCAACTGCTCGGCCACGATGACGCCAGAGGAACTCGCCGGCGTAGCCATTGCACTGCTGGCTGGCTCTGAGCTGCTCAGCTACATCCCTGGCATCAAGGCCAATGGCTGGGTGCAGCTGATCCTTGCGGCCCTTCGGGGTATCGCCGCCGCCGCTCAGGCTGAGCAGGCCAACAAGCGCAAGCGCCGCTGAGTCATGGTTGAGGTGGTAGCTGCTCTGGCCGGTGCGGTGCTGGCCATTGGTGCTGGTGGTGTTGGTTCGTTCTTGCGCAGAGACGAAGAAGCCTCTAAGGCCGTCGTGCGTCTCACGAGCGCCGTCGAACACATCGCCGGTGAAGTCTCCTTGCTGCGCACTGAGATCAAGGAAGACCGGCAAGAGCTGTATCCAAGGCTCAGCGCGATTGAACAACGTCTGGCCAAGTTGGAAGCAAAGGTATGAGCATCATCCAGCTGCGCGATGCGGCCAAGCACTTCAAGCAGCTGCCTCATCAACTCGCCGCTTGGGATTGGCTCCAAGAACACCTAGACGCTGACACGCTCAAGCAGTTCGCTGAGCTGTATCGCGCTGATCCGCTCGTCAAGCAACCGCTACCGCCGACCTGGCTCACGCCTGCACTCAAGATCATCCGCGAATTTGAAGGCTGCAAGCTGGAGGCGTACCGCTGCCCAGCTGGTGTACCCACCATCGGCTGGGGCACCACTCGCTTGATGGATGCGCCAGTGCGCATGGGCGACAAGATCAGCCAGGCACTTGCCGATGAGCTGCTGCAGAACGAGGTGGAACACCTCTTTGGCCCTGGGGTGCTGCACCTGCTGCCGCTCGCCAAAACCTGGAAGCCGAATCAGGTGGCGGCACTGGTGAGCTTTGCTTACAACCTGGGCCTTGGTGCTCTTGAGGATTCCACGCTGCGTAAGCGGCTGCTGGCTAGGGAAGATCCCTGCACCGTCGTCAAACAGGAGCTACCCAAGTGGGTGCATGCCGGCGAAGCCGTGCTGGCTGGCTTGGAGCGTCGCCGTGCTGCTGAAGTAGCTCTCTTCTGTGGTGAGCAGCGCCTGCAATCACCAGCGCAGCAGAAGCCCAACACACCGCTGAAGGTGCCCTACTACAGCCAGCGCGATTCCACCGTGGCGGGCCAAGCCAATCGCATGTGCTTCAGCAGCAGCTGCGCCATGCTCGTGTCCTATCTCCGCCCTGGTGCGATCACCGGTGCAGCCGCTGACGATCAATACCTCAAGACGGTGCTGCGTTTTGGTGATACAACCGACGTGAATGCCCAGCTGAAGGCACTGGCGCACTACGACATCCAAGCGCGGTTTGTCCAAGACGGCGGCTGGGATGACCTGCAACGGCAGCTGGCTCGATCCGTGCCCGTGCCTTGCGGATTCCTGCATCACGGCAGCAGCACCTCCCCTCGCGGTGGCGGCCATTGGCTCGCGGTGATCGGCCTAACTCCCGGCCATGTTCTGGTCAATGATCCGTTCGGCGAGATGGATGTCGTCAACGGCATCTATCTCAATAGCAAAGGTGCCGGGCTTGCCTACAGCCGCAAAAACTGGGGGCCACGCTGGTTAGTCGAAGGCACCCGCAGCGGTTGGTGCATCATTGCTGAGCCATGAGGAACGTCAACATCAGCCAGCGCATTCAGCCTGGCCTCTGGAAGGTGCATCGCCGTGACACTGGTGTGGTGGTGTGGATGGCGATGGCCAATGGCGTCACCTACCTCAGCTACCACGAGGAGCAAACGCGCCTCTGGCTCAGTCGTGAACTAGATGATCCCGAGCCGCTTGATGCCGCATAAAAAAGCCCCCGGCATGACCACGGGGGCACGGTGAACATCCGATCTAGTTTGCCGGCTTCTCAAGCCTTAGCCCTTTGGCCACCATCAAGCACTCAAACATCACCTCAGCTTGCCAGCGCTGAGCGTGTTCCGTGCAATAACCCAAGCCACAAACACGCCACTTGATTCCATCCTTTGTGGTGACCTGATTGATGACAGGATCATCCACTGGAATACTTAGCAGAACCTTCTAGGTTCCCGTCATGGCGTGGGGAGAGTGGATGGTGCCCCAACCAGGACCGGAGCATTTGCTCACACTGGAGCAGCAGCGCCGTGCCGTTGCAACCTATACGCTGACGCAGGCCAGAGACATGCTGCTCAAGCTCTGTCAGCTGTCCATGCACCAAGATCTGATCATCCGCGCTGCTACGCGGCGGATTGCAGAGCTTGAATGCACTCTTGCCCTGTCAGACCGCCAAGTTTGAAGCGTAGGCTGTTCAACGCATGGTCATGGATCTGCCGCACAGTTTCCCGTGACATGTGCAGCTCTTGGCCGAGCACCAAATACGTGGTGGGTCGCTTCGCGCCGTTGAGATATCGCTCTTTAACAATATGCTGATGTTGATCAGGCAGGCTGCTGACAGCTGCTAGCACCAAGTCAGCCAGCACTTCGATCTCGTTCACGCTCGGGCCGTGATCGCTTTGATCCGCCACGGTTTCTAGGTAGGTGCTCGGGTGATGGCTATTCGGCATCAACTGATCCAAGCTGACGATGCCGGCGTTGTGGTTCAGGTAAGCCAGCAGCGTTTGTGTGCCGACCTTGCAGAACTCTGCTACCTCCGCAACCGGCGGCAGTTTGCCATGCTCCCGGCAATAGTCCCGCATGTAGTCACTCGCCTTGCGGATTGAATCATTGGCCGCTGTCGGCAAATGAATCACACGGCTGTATTTGTTAATTGCCCGCGTGATGCCTTGGCGAATCCACCAGTAGCTATAGGTGGAGAACTTGTAGCCCAGTGTCGGATCAAACTTGTAGATCGCCGAATCCAACCCCATCAGACCTTCTTGGATCAAGTCTTCTAAGGTCATCGTGCCCGCATAGCCGGCATATTTACCAGCGCAGTTGACCGCTAGGCGGATGTTCGACAGGTAAAAGCGTTCACGAGCACGCATCCCCTTGCGGATAATCCCGCGTTGCTTGGGTGTTGGGCGTTTGATCTCACGCAAGGCCAGCCATGCTTGCACCTGACGAGCCAGTGTGATTTCTTCTTCAGCCGTCAGCAGTGGATAGCGATGCGACTGCTTGAGGATCCAGTCGACGGAACTGGCAGGGTGCGCCATCTGCAGCAGTGGTAAAAAGTTGCTAATTTTGTGACTCGACCTTTAACAAGGCTCGAAGCGTCCGTAG